GTGCCTTCTATCATAGTAAATCCAGCTGTATAATCATAACTGAAATATGCTGGCACTCTGCTATAAGTCCCGTAATTTGCTATTGGGTCAATCAAAAGAGGTAAAACATTACTAAATCTAAAAGTCCCTATGCTTTCTGCAGTAGGTATTAAACTAACAGATGCTGTTTCTGGAGATGTTATATTAAGCCAGGCATCTGGTATTTGAACAGGTGTATAGTTGCCGTATGAAATCTTTAAATCTTTGATTTCTTTTAGTGGTCTTCTATCTAATTGTTGTCCATACCATGCGTTTCTTTGGTCGTTATATAAATCGTGTCTCTCGTTATTAACTGTAAATGGGTCAATAGTAATCTCTAACTCTTCTTCAATGAGAGAGATTGCCTGTTCTATAGCTTCTTCGAATAATTCATCAGGATATGCATCGCCTGCATCGTCTGTGAGGTCAATACCTACAAGAACTGTCTTTTTTAATAGGTCTGCTGTAATAATGTCTCTTAATACTAATGCCATTTGTTTGTCCTTATGAGTTATCTGTTTGATGTCGGTGAAACTTTTCTTAACTATATATGGTATTATAATAAATCTTAGTTTCTTTTTCTCTACGATTAATCTGCGTATGAAAAAAAACCTCTCTAATCTGACTGGGAGAGCAAGAGCCATTTCGAGAGGTTAAAAAATCTGAATACGTATGCCTCAGCATTTTTTGAAAGACTAATAGTGCCTCTCCCAGTTTTTCTAAATCTTAAATGATATTATTTAGAAACGTTGCGGAGAACGAAGTTCTTCTTTGGCACCTTAACAGAAGGAGCACCGAAAAGCATCAATAAGAATTGCTTAGCAGCGCCTACCTCTGCGAGAGGACGACGGATGAAGTCGAGAAGACGTGCAAACTCAATAACACCTTGATCGAGTTGAGTAATGAGAACGCTGTCGCAATCATTTCTCTCGAAGCCAGCGTCAAACCATGCAGCGCTGATAATCTCAGATCCCTTAACTTCACCGATGAGCTGTGCCTGACGAAGACACTGTGCATCAGAAAGATCACCCTTACAACGATAGATACGAACGTAATCTTTGCTTACGTCATAATCACCAGAAGCAGGTCCAGCAAGTTGGAATTTAGGGATTTGACCGTCATGTGCATCAACTGCATCACTCATAACTGGAGCAGAATAGCCCTTCTTAGTAACGTAGATGAATACATAGCGATAATCACCTTGATGATCACCATTGCCAGTTGGATCCCAACCTACTGTAGTCTCAAGGTCAGCATTAAGAGCTGCTACTGCAGTACGATAGTTTGCATCAGTATCAACACCTTGTGAAGTGAAATCATTACCAGCTGCATCACTTGGAAGTGTAAGATCAGATCCAGCAGACTTAACACGAGGTGGAGCAAGACGACGGCTGATAAATGGAGCAGCTACTACAGGCACAGGTCCCATAGGTCCCATTACGTGGATACGAGGGCCAGCACCAAGAGTATGAACACCTTGATCTCCGCTATTAACCATGATCATTGAGTCGTGGCGACCGTTCTGAGCGCTGTCAGCGATAAGCTTGCTGTATGCCTTAGGAGACATAAAGATTGCGTCTGGGCTACCAAAACGAGGAGCTGAATATAGCTCACCAAGAACTTCGTGAAGTTTCTCACCAGTAAGTGAAGCACCTTGTAGATCTTCTTGATTGTCAGAGAAATCACGGCCGAAACGGAATGGATTACGTACGCCAGCATCGCTACGCTCAACTTGCTTAAGAACACCGTCAAATGCACGATCATTTACATCTTCATCACCGTGAAAGAGCTGAACTTCCATTTTACGAAGAAGGCTCATTGTGCCTCTCTCAGTTTCTTCAGCAAGAGCGTCAGCATTAGGACCTACGATACCTACAAGGCTTGCAACGTCAGAGATGCTGCGTTTTTCTGCCATGTATTTGATCTTTACTGATTTTCTCTCATATTGTGAAGCAGATGCACCAAACTCAGATCCACCACCTTCAGAGATGAATGGGTCAAGATCTTCACCGTGGTCGCTAATGACTGCATACTCATGTAGAGTGTTAGTAGCCTGGACTTTAGGAAGCATTGGCCATAGAGCCAAGTCGCGCATGGTGTGAGCAGCAGAAGCTAAAGTTCCCTCGATAGACTGAGGGACGATAGGTGAAAGTGAGCCTGCGCCCATTGTGTTGCTTTGATAACCTACTTCGCTGCTTTTGCGAAGAGTATCGTTTAGACGGGTAAGTTCGTTAATAGTAACGTTTTCATTGATATTAGGTAACATTATGTATTCTCCTTAAAAATTTACTTTATCAATATCTACACCCGCCTCTAAGCGTGAAATCGCTTTGAAGAGTTGGGCTTTTCTTTCGAAAGAGGCAGAAGAAAGCTCTGCCATAGCTGTTTTAATTAGGTCTTGTCGAGTAGCTTTAGGAGCTTCTGGCTCTTCTACGCTTACTTCTTCTTCTACAACAACAGTTGCTGATTTAACTACTGGCTCATTCTCAAGGTCTTCTACCTTTTTATTAAGCTCTTCAGTTTTCTCTTCTACTGTTTTTGTAATCTCTTCAGCTTTAACTTCAATTGCTTTCTCAATCTCTTCTTGTGAAGGGATATTAAGAGCAGCTACTGCGTTAAGAATGCTGTCAAGTTTTGCTGAAAGTTCATCTACAGATTTGCTTAGACCTTCAAACTTAGCCGTATGCTCGGCTACTAAGGCGTCTGCTGACTTAGCAAGCTCTGTTGAAACTTTGTTTTCAATTTCGAGAGTTTCCTTAATCTCAGTAAGGATTGTCTCAACATTATTGTTAGTTTCTGACATTGTTGTTTCTCCTATAGAATTTATTTTCTTATTTGATGCCGTTTGCATAGGCTTTGTTTGTTGCTATTGTCTGTGCAATATATACAAATATACCTTACTTGACAATAGAAAAACAATAGAGCGAATTTTAGCGCGTTCCTATATTATATATACTGCAACTGATTAATTTATTTAGTTGCAAGTATATTTTTTTTATGTTTTGTTAGTTTAGATGTCGAAAACTTTATTTTGATATACTAAATATAAGTTTTATTTATTTTTAATCCTGTTTTTATATGCATTTTTTTTTATATGTTTAATAATAATTTTAACTTATATAAAAACAGGATTAATCTGCATAGCTATTTTTTAATAGTATTGCTTAATATATTCTTTCATTTTCTCTACAGGCACATCCATTTCAAGCATGCCCATAATAAGAGCTTTGAGTTCTTCTGGAGAAAGTCCTTTTGGCATTTCTACCTCAGACATTTCTTCTTTGTCCATAGGCTCCATATTCATATCGCCAGAAGCTAATGGTTTATCATCATCTTCTAAACTTTCAGGCTGAATAGGACTTAGATCAGACATTTTATCCATTTGACTATGTATTTCTGCCATAATCTCAGGATCCTTAAGCTCTGGATGAACTTCTAAAAGTTTTGCAGCTTTACTCTTTGCATCTTCGCCGTCTTCGTAATCGATTTTCTCTTTCTTAAGACCTTCTAAGAAACGAGCATACTCCATCATTTGTTGTCTGTCCATTTTATCCATCTCTTCGTCAGACTTATAATATCCTTTTTGCATCTCAAAAGACTGAGGATAATCATTGTCTCTATCGTAAAGTGGTGGCTCAGTTGCTTCGGGAGCATCTACTACTTCTTCTTGTAGGTTGTCTGCATCTTTGTCCATATACATATCTTCTTGCATTTCAATACAAAGATAATGATATGAGGCCTGTAGGTAATCAAGAGCTTTTGTAATTTTGCTTTGAACCCATTCTGGTAAATCTGCATCCATAGGCATTGATTTGAGTAATGCACAAAGCTTTTCAGAATAGTCTTCGAGCATTTTACTTTGCCGATAAGTCATAGGCAAATCATTATATTCTTTTTCCATAGTTTCTGTTTTCTCCATATCTGTCAAAATAGATTTAACTAAAGCTACAGTTGCTTCAGTATTACAAGGTTGATGTGTCAATGATACATTTAAAACCTTCGCACGAGTAATAATATGTGGATTTTTATTATCTCTTGCTAAGACTTGGCCTTCTATACTAAAGCCTAATTGTCTAATATCTCCTGCGCTCTTCATTGCTTTATAGTTTTCGACTAAGTCTTTAACTATTTGTTTTTTAGCATAAAGAATGCCTTTAATTGATGTTGCGTTTTTACCTCTATGCTTAATCCTATTAACGGATTGAGGAGCACCTACAATAAAACGTGGTTCATTCTGGTGGTCGTAATTAAATGCACCATTTTTAAGACAATAGCTCCAGTCAATACCATCTTGCAGAATGATCTCTCCTGCACTATCCTGATGTTCTGTTGTTGCTATGCCTTCAATATCTATAGTCTCTTTCTCATCATCTTTACTAAGATTTAAAGTTAGAGGCTGAAATTTACTAAATACGTCAAGTTTGCTCATGTGTTATCTTTCCTCTCAAATTGTGTATTTAACGCCTCATTGAGAGGCTTGCCACTATCTAATAGTTTTTGAAGCTCATTTAAAGCATAACTCCCTACAACGTGCCACTCAGGTCTTTTCTGACCAAATCTTTGCTGAATTGTAAATGCTTTTTGTAATTGTGATAATTTTATATTTTTAGCAGCAATAGCTTTTGCTATTCTTCTGCTTGCCCCATTAGGACCTTTTAACTTACTTTTCTTTACTCTATCTATTGCAGCTGCAGATTGTTCGATAATAGCATCACCAATTGTAATGACGTTTTCTTCTGTTTTATTTATTTCTTCTTTATGAGTATTTATAGGTTTATCATCTTCTTTAACAGCAGGCGTTAAACGACTAATCTCTTTTGTTTTCTTAAGAGTTGCTTTAGCTTCTGATCTTGCTTTATTTAATATTTCTGTAAATGATGTCATTCTTAACTGCCTATCATTGGTGTATTGTTATTATTATTTATGTTGTTTAGTTTTAAAGAAGATTATTTAAGACCTTAACTGCCTATCAATGGTATATGTGTGTTGTTATTTAGACTTAACTCTTTTACCATAGTCAGATTTTAGTGCTTTGTCTTGTTGTTTGCTCTGAATAGATATCCAGTATGCCCATTGTTGTTCTAATTTATCCATTAGTCTTTAATCCTTCTACAAAAGCTTCTTTCGTTTCTTTTACTGATAGAGATTTTTTACTTTCTAAATGTTCATCCCATAATGCCTTGTCAGCTTTACGTGCTCCACTCTTACTGTCAAATAAGAATGCATAAACTCTTGCTCTTGCCCAAGACTGTGGTGTTTGTCCCGGTCTATGTCCGCTTGTTGCTGCAGCTGCTAATCCCTTATCATAAACTTCTTCGATAATACTTCTTTTAACACCACTTACTTTACTTGCAGCACGAATAAACTCATCTTTGCCCGGCTTTTTAATCTCTTCTCTTACTTCATCAGCTTTTTTAGACTTAGTGCCTTTATTTTGCTTTTGTTTTTCGAAATCATAATCATCTCCAGGGAGTGGGCCGTAGATTTGCTCACCAGTCTCCTTAAAATGCTCCTGACGTCTTTCTATTTCTTTTTCTCGCTCTCTCGCAATATCCTCAGGTAATCCCTCAAAGTATTGTGCAGGATGTCCTTGTCCATCACCATCAAAATCAACTTTAGCTTTCTCCATATCTTCAGAAGTTCTACGATCTACTTCATATAGTAGTTCTTCTACCCAAGCTAATGCTTCGAAGCCACCCCATAACATATATGAAATGTATCCTCTATCAGTCCAAGGTTTATCCTCGTTTGAAGGTTTTGCGTTTTTCTTATGTCTTATTAAGAAACTATACATCCTCTCAATAATGTTTAACGAGAGTTTTTCTCCATTTGCTAACTGACTAACTCTCTTTTTGCCTACTGCTGTTCCACCCTGAACTTCATCACCAAACTCTTCTTTAAGTCTGTAATATTCTTTTGCAACAGCTACAACTTCAGGTGGGACTTCGAATATAGCGTCATCATCACTGAAATCATCCCAGTTAATATCGTCTAAATAGTCAAGGTTAAATGTAAGATCTTTTACTTCTTTCATTTCTGCATCAACCTCTTTATCACTAAACTCAGCTTTTATTACTTCTTCTGAAGGAGTTTGTATTTCTTGTCCGTCTAACTCTAACTCTTTTTCGTGCTCTTCATTAATAACTTCTTCTAAATCACTATCAATCTCATCTTTACCTACTTCTTCAGCAGCAAGAATACCGTGTTCTTTAATAACTGCAGTCTTGATTGCTGTATAAGCACTTGCAAGAATATCACCGTCTTCTAACTCAGGTAAATCATGATATGTGCGTATTTCATTTAAAGTCATATAAGTCATTTTGTGTTGTTCTAACTTCATCTTATCCATTAGAGAAACACTGTCGAGACCTGTAAATACTAATTTATATCTGTCATCAATCTGATCGATAATATAACGATTAATCCACGATTGTAATGACCTAACTAAAGGACGCAAACCTTTTTCTTTGCCCATTAAAACACGAGCAGATGGGTCTGTCCCAAATAAACTACTGTTTTGGCTCTCATTACCAAAAACAAATCCTATTTCAGCAGGATCTATCTGATAAACTGAGCATGTAATCTTTATTAAATAATTGACCCAAGTATCATACTCCATCTCTCTATTAGAAGGCTGAAGATTGATTGATGAAATGTCTTCTTTCTCATCAGGGTCTAATTGAATAAGTGGTGTGCGTTTTGCATTGCCTACACCATTAAGCATTTGATAAAACTCACGCCTAAAGCTTCTAAATAGCTTAGGGTTCATCTTAGATTTTATAGCAATAATGCCATTTGCATTTATACCGTTTGTAAAGTTAGCTGCGTTATATGTTTCTGCATTAAATAGATTATTAAGCACTCCGTATAACTCAAATAACTCTGAATATCCATATCCTTTTGATTTAATCTCACTGCGAGGACGTCTAACACCAAAACATAGTTCATCCTGTTTATATTCAGCAACAACTTTATTGTTTATTACCTGAACATATTTGATACCATCAGCATCTCTACGTCCGCGTGCTACTTCTTCTTTAGTTAGGGGTGCTTTTTTAATAGTTGTTGCATCAACAGGCATAAATCTGCTGATTTGACCTTTTCTATTTTTAACTATTTCGAAGCAAGCTTGGTCATAAATCAAACTATCTCTAATAATTTGTCTAATAAAACTCTCAAAAGTAAGCTCGTAGTCTTCGATAGATGATCCACATTGCTGTAGAAATCTATTTATTGCCTTAATATTTTCTCTATCATCATCAGTAAGCTCTTCGTGTTCGTCTTTTAGAACGATTTTATAACCTAAGTCTTCATCAGGTGAATATTGAGCAAACTCTGCACACTGATTAATACGACTACCTATAATAGAGCTGACAATGTGGTGTTTTGATAGATTTTGTAGCGCTTGCACGTTTAGTTTATCTGTTTGTGCTTCTTCAAAGTAATATTTCTTTCCACTGCCTTCATAACTATTCATCATCATAGCATTTGCGTGGTCATATGGGTCAATATTATGATACTTTGCTTCTTTAGCGAGTGTCTCTAAAACGTGCTCTCCATTAGGAGTAATATCCAAAGGCTCAACACTTTTAGTAAGAGCGTTTTCTTCTTCAGATTTTCTTGTAAAAATGTCATACCAAGCCATTGTTTTTTAATCCTTATTGAGAGTGTTAATACATCTATCTACTTTACCTTCGATAGATTTTAATAATTTGTTAATGTGGTCAAGCGTCTGAAATATGTTTTTATAAACTTCGTCCATATTTCTGTCAGTTTTCTTTTCGTTATGCATAACTTTACTCCTTCTTTAGTATATAATTATACGTTTAGTGAGTAAAATTTATCTTAAAGTGCATATTTCTAAGTTTTTTCTGCCATTAGCTGACTAATATTAGCGTCAATGCGAGTTATTACTTGATTTAGATTTGCTGTAGAGACTTTAAGATGAGTTATTTCGTCTTTTAAATCTTTAATATCAGCTCTTTGTTCTCGTAATTGCTCTACTTCTGTTTCTAATTTTTGAATTTGTTTAGCTGTGTCTTTGCTATCTTTGTGGAAAGTATAGAATAAGCCTACTAAGCCAAGAATACTCCCCAAACTCATAACTAATTGTGTCTCAGCTCCCATTATTTTATGCTCCTGCTATATTGCTATACTATCACAGGCCCCGCCAGCCTGTGCGCGCCTTAAATGGCTCCACCTATAGTATTATAGGGTTCTACATTTGTGTCTGTTTAATAGAAAGTAATATTCTATATAAACAATAATAAAAAACGCAGAGTTTAAACTGCGTTAATCCTAATCCCCTTAGAATGTGCTTAAGTCAGCAGCTTTCCAAGTGTTAGTTGCGACACATACGTAGATCTTGCCACTATCAAAGCGAATATCGCCAGCTGTTCCTGTATCAGAAGCAGAAGAAGGAGCAGATCCCTCAGCTCTTAGCTGACCAGCAACAACGCCTGAGCAATCAACTTCAGAAGAAGTTAGCTTAGCAACCTTAAAGTCTGCAGCAGAGTGTGATCCTACAGTAGTTGTTGGCTCGCCTGAAGAAGTAAATGCGATGAACTCATCAGCACTTTCGTCAAAAGCTACACCAGCAAAACCATTATTGCCACCAATACCATCACCACGTTGTCCATAGAAGCCTATGTCCTCAAGGTCTGTATTATTTACACCTAACTCAATCAAGTTATCAGAGAATGTAACGTTAGCTCCAGTTGCTGTAAGACCAGCCGCTGAAATATTACCTGTAATAACAGCATTACCTCCTACAGAAAGACCGCTTCCTACGTCTAAGTTAGTCTGAACATTCACAGAAGCTGGTAGGCCGATTGTGAATTTGTTAAGAGCTGCACTATATGCTACTTCGACCTCAGAAGAAGTTCCACCGATAAAGAGTGTGCTACCAAGTTCGAGTGTCTCTGAGTTAGATGTATCAGAGAAGGTAAATCCTGGGTTAGCAAGCATATCGTTGGTGAGTTGATCATCAGCAATAGTAGTTGTAAGACTTAGATTACCTGTCCCATCAAAGCTAACTGCAGAAGCTTGAACTGGACCGCTCCCAATGCTAAAGTTTCTTGCAGTTGCAAGAGCTGTTGCTGTTGCAGCATTACCGCTTGTATCATTCTGAATGGTATTAGGTAAGCCTACAGTAAATACGGGGCCAGCTGCTTGGTGTGAAACAGAAACATCTACCTCATTGCTTGTGCCTTGAATAACAACAGTCTTACCAAGTTCTGCGTCTGCAGGAGTTCCACCATCACCGAATGCGAAGGCTGGGTTAGCAAGCATCGCGTTAGTAATCTGATCATCTGCAATAGAAGAAGTAAGACCTACGTTGCCTGTTGCATCGAATGAGATATTAGCAGCTCTAACAGGTCCAGCAGTAATACCGATATTACGTGCAGTCTCAAGAGCAGTAGCTGTAGCAGCATTACCAGAAGTATCACTACCAATTGTAGCAGGGAGACCATAAATAACTTTATTTTCAGATGCTGAATAGCTAAGATCTAAGTTAGTTGCATCAAATCCTAATGTTGATCCTAATGCTCTATCATAATCAGTGCTATCAACGTTAATAACAATTTTGTCATTTTGGAGCATTGCGTTTGT